GGCTCACGCCCAAAGGGAGCAAGGCCAAGAAAGATTCGAGCGGATTCGTCGTGCGCTGACTTGACGATAACGGCGAAAGTGGGGAGAGTGGGAAACCGAGTGCCAGCCGATGGTCCTTACCCGTCGGTTCTTGCGCTGGAGGCTCGAGCTGGATGCCAAGGAACCCAGGTGTCCCCTGACAGGAAGCACTCGTAGTCGCCCGTGGGTGTATTCGGGCCACAGCATCCACGGGCGCATTTAACCGCCAACCTACGGGGATCTAGCAATGAAAACGAAGAAAGGACGACTGATCTTTATGGACGTCGGTTGCGACAACATGGGTCGGTGGTGGTGGAAGACTGAACACGCCCCTCATAAAGGCATTCACGGACCATTTGCCAGCGAGAAGGAAGCTCAGAGGAATGGTGAAACAACCATGTTCGGTAACGCTGAAATAAAAGATGGCGGCCAGATACGCGAGCGCGACCTGATGTGGCGCGCCTATCCAGACGAGGATCACGAATAAAAATTGGCCCCCGGTGCGATCGGGGGCCAGTCATTCGTCAATGGTGCAACAGGAGGTTACTACAATGGGAGTTCGGATCATAGCCGATGAGAACTACGCCGCGCTGTACTGCTCGACGACCATGTTCGCGTTTGGGCCAGTAATGACCGATTACGAAGAAGCGGAAGGTTTCCTCGAGTGGCTCCCCAGTGACGCGCGCAGTTACAGCGAGCCCGAGCTAGAACTGAAGCTCGGCGAGTATCGCGAGTACGCGGAGCAGAAAGCGGCGCTCGAGAAAAAGCGCGATCGGTTCTTGTGCCATGTCAGTGGCCCTGTGTGGGACATTCTGACCAGTGCGTTCGAGGAAGACGACCACGAAAGCGGCACTTTCAACGCCGCGGGGTTCGCCAATTTCTGTCCCGAGCATACCCCCGAGGAGATCGCCGAGGCCTGGGAGCTGTATCAGCGCTACCACGGCACGCCATGAACGACACCGAGGCCGCCGCTCGGAAGCTCCGCGACATGATCGCGGCGCGCCAAATCCGCAGTCTGAAAATCGAACGCCTCGCCCGCGGACGCTGGCGTGTGCTCGATCAACATGACTTCGGTCACCTCTTTTCTAGCCGTGATGAAGCGCGCGCGTTCCTGCGCGCGCTCAAGAAAGGACCGCAACCGCTATGATGGCGACTCAGACTCGAGCTGCTGCCGCAACCGGCAGGAAACACACGGTGATCCACCCGCGTAAGCAGCGATGGGCTATTTCCACTTTCGATCCGCCGATGGGACAGGTCACGACCAAAGACGTGGTCGACTACTTGCGCGGTGTGTTCGCACCTGACACAAAGGGCAAACCTCGCGGTGATAAAATCCACGAGGGGACTGGGGACACATGAGGTCCCCATGCATACAGCAGCAGTCTTTCTAGCGGGGTGCTGGCTTGGTGCCTTAGTTGGCTACTTTGCCTGCGCCCTGATGCAAATGGCTAAAGACGATGATGGACAAGATCACGAAGGAAGATCAAATCGCGCAGGTCCGGGGTTTCCTTCGGGCCTGCGATTACTTTCTTGAACTCAATGGCCGGTTTCCGCTGCGCTGCGTGCAGGCATTCCTCGCAGTAGCGCTACAGCCCGGTCAGAGCGCCAGCGACTATGCGCGGCAGTACGGGCTGTCGGCGTCGACGATGTCGCGTTTTCTTCTCGATATCGGCGAGCGCAATCGCTGGATGGAAAAAGGCCTTGGACTGATTGCTCGCGCCAATCCGTACAAGGAGCGGAACGCCGAGTACTACCTCACCGACAAAGGCGAGAAGCTCCTGCGCAAGGTTCTAGCTCAGTTCGATAGGAGATGAAGGAAGCGCCGCCATCGGGGGGTGAGGGGGGATGGGTGACGACGCTTCCTCGCTGCTCTCAACGCCTACGGGGGGTAGGCAATTCCACATTTAACACAGGAGAATTTTAAATGGCAGCAATTCCGATGACGTTCAACGGCGTTCTGTACGATCTGTACGGACGCACGACACAGCGTGTGGTTTTCATCGGCGAGGCCTCGTACACCGATGTTGGTATCGGCGGCGGGCCGATTATTCCGCCACCGCAACCCGGCGTACCTACTCATCCGATCGTTATTCCGGAGCCACCGCCGCCCAATGTCACGGTGCCGCCTCCGGGTTCGCCGCCGGTGATTATTGCTCCACCATCAGGTGGGCAACCAGTACACCCGATTGCCGCTCCAGCGTTCGTGATCATCGATTATCCAGGAATCGGCAAGGTACTTGTCCCGCAACCGCTACCGAGTAAGCCATGACAACGACAGATCCATACGACCCGATGCAGAGGATCGCCGAGCGGCTCGAGGCGATCGACGCCACGCTCGGCTTGGTTCTGCAGACGCTGCAGCAGATCAACCAGAATATGTTTCCGCCGCGTCTAGCCGGCGATCCCACCCAGCTCGACGCGGGCATACCAACCGAGGCAGAGCCGCGCACTGTGACATCGACCGATGCGAGCTGGGTCTTTCTCAACAGCACGCATAAGCGCCGCCAGGGCGATAAGCTCTTTCAGAGCACCGCACCGCCACAGCGCCTCGGTAATCCGCAAGCTCAACTCAATCCGTACTTCCGCCGGGTCCCGGCAATCAGAGAGGAGGAACGCCATGGTGAAACGACCGACCCCCAGCCTCGGGAGTGATGACGAAGACGGAGATAATGACGTGAACCGCCGCAGACTCGATCCGCTTGTGCGCGCGCTGCTCGGGCATCTACCGCAAGCGCACGCAGTGTGGCCGCCGCAGGAACGCCAGAAGTGGTTGCAGCTCTTGTCCGAGGCCTTCGGGGTGATTTACAAAGACGCCCCGGATCCGCCCAAGGGAGCTGCCGGTGCCAGCCAGCATACGGGAGGGCCTGTACAGCCTCCTGGCCAGCGTTGAGATCGATACAAAAGAACACGGGAGGACGCACGTCGAACCGTGGATGTCACAGCGCCTCGTCCTCGACGCTGTGTCTCAAGGCCTGCAGGACGATGTTCATGAGTTTTGCGTCCTCAAGTGCCGCCAAGTCGCCATCACCACAGTCGTCTCCGTCATCGAGCTGTTCTGGGCGCTCGCCAACCCTGGTCTACAGGCCGCGATCATCGCTGATAGAACGGACAATCTGGAACGCATACGTCGGATTTTCGCGGCGCTACTGGAAACATTGCCTGACCAGTGGCGGGGGCCAGAGCACAGGATCATTACCAACAATCGTAACGGGCTCGTATTTGCGAATCGCTCGACGGTTGACCTTCTGGCTGCTGGCACTAACCCGGACCTCGGTGCTTCACGAGCAATCAACTGCTTGCACGCCACCGAATGCGGAACGTGGAAATCGCTCGCCGGTGTCGAAAGTCTGAAAGCCTCGCTCGCACAAATCAATCCGCATCGCTTGTATATTTGGGAGAGCATCGCGAACGGATTCAACTGGTGGTACCACCATTGCATGAGGGCGAAAGAAGATCGTCACATGCGTTTTATATTCGCTGGTTTTTGGTCGAATCCTACATACACGATCCCGAAAGACAACGAGGATTACAAGACCTACTGGGACGGATCACTGACGCCCGAAGAGATCCAGCGAGCACGTTATGTTAAACGCGAGTACGGAGTCACTGTGCGACCCGAGCAGATCGCATGGTGGCGACGCGAGTCTGAGTACCGGCAAGAAGAGTACATGCTTCGTCATTATCCATGGACGGAAACCGAGTGCTTTATCGCTTCAGGAAGTCATTTTTTTCCAGCACAACGCACTCTTGAAATCGGTGAATCACTGGCCGCCGGCCCTCCGTACAAAGGCTATCGCTATGCTTTCGAGGAGCGCTTTCTTGCAAGCCGAATTGAGCAGACTACTGACCCCGACCTCGCCGACCTGAAAGTGTGGGAGCCACCAGACCCGCAAGGGGTGTATGTTATCGGCATCGATCCGAGCGGCGGTGGGGGTGGCGATGCAAACGATCACGCGATCGAAGTATTCAGATGTTACAGCGATCGGCTTGTTCAGGTCGCTGAGTTTAGGACTAACAGACCGCTCACCTATCAGATCGCGTGGGTACTCGCGCATATGGCGGGGGCCTATCGCGATCATCTCGCCAATCTCGAGGTGACCGGCGTCGGCGCCGCGATCCTGCCCGAGGTGCGCAATCTGCGGCAGCTCGCCGAGCGCGGCATCCTGCAGTCCGAGCCGAACGTCAACCAAATTCTCAACATGATCGGGAGCGTCCGGTGGTTCTTGTACAAGAGGCCCGACACGATGGGTGGCGCAGGCAATGTGATCGCCTGGAAAACAAATTACGACAACAAGAGGCAGACCTTCTCCGAATTGCGCGACTCATTGATGCTGCGCAGATTGGAGATACGGTCGCTCAAGCTCGTGCAGCAGCTGCAGGCAATCGTCGAAGACGAGGGCAACCTTGGCGCTGGCCAGGACACGGGCGAGAACGATGATTTGGTGTCTGCGACTGTTTTAGCGCATCATGCGTGGACTGAATGGAAACGTCCCGGACTGATAGCTCGTAATGTCACGTGGGAAAGCGTGAAAGGCGAGCGACCGCCACAGGATCCTGGGACGATGTTGAGCTTCGCTTTCTCAGAACACGTTCGCAAAATCAATCAGAAGGCGCAGCGTCGACAGGAACGTTTCTGATCCGGCCGGGAACCAACCTCCTCTCGGCAGGTGGCGGCAGCGTCTAATAGACGTGGATGGCGGTCCTACGGCTGGGCGCTGCCGCCTTTACGGAGTTAGACGATGCCAATCATCAGAACATATGGGTGTCCGGAATGCGGGTACCTTACGGACGTAACTTTAGATTCGGCCGCGTGGGACGAGCCACCGCCAACCTGCCCGCGGTGCGACGCGCGCGAGATGCAGCAAGAGTTCAAGCCGGTCGCCCTCGGCGGTTCGAATCGTTCGCGAGCAGTGGCGATCGCCCAGGAGATCGCGAGCCAGGACTACGGCGTCGCTGACTTCAATGCTGTCGCCCGCGACGGCGAGGTGCCGAAGGTCCGCTACAAGGATGCCGCGCCGCCTACCGCCTCGCAGTGGGCGGGTCCGACCTCCACCACGATGAGGATCGGCCAGGAGGCGCTCGAGACAGCGATCGCGCTCGGCCGTGAGACGCGCCTCAAGTATGGCTCAGGCCTCGACGTGCTGCACTCAGCGCTCAAGGCCGGCACGCAGCCTGATCTCATCGCCAACAGCAAAAAGAACGCCATCAAGGTCTGGTAATGACGCTCAAGATTCCCAAAAAAGTTACCGACCTCGAGGAGTGGTGTCGCGAAACGATCGACGAGTGCATGTCGAGCGCGTCCGATCGCGGCATGATCTACACCCGCGCGATGCAGTACTACTACCAAGGCTCGTACGACCAGAGAGCGGCGATATACAACAAAACAAAATCCTTCTGTGACCGTCTGAGCGGGTTTCTCTACCAACCAACCGATGTGCGATTTAACGTCGTGTTCGACTCGGGCGAGGATGAGAAAGTGCTCGAGCGCGCGCAGCTCATCGGCGAAAAGCTCTCGGCAGACTTCCGTATTGTTGATGCCGACGTCGTGTTCGCTGAAACCTTAACGCACAGCCTGATCAACGGCTGTCACTATCTGAAAGCGCGCCCGTCAGACAACCAAACCTTCAAGCTCGCGCCTGTGCACCCGCAAAACATGGGCGTGCTCAGCGAAACGGTGCAGGACCTCGAGGAGCAGGAGGCCTTCTGTCATATCTCCTATCCGACGCTCTCGCGCTTGCGCTCATGGCTCGAGGACGCTGAACATCCGCACGCTGATTCGATCATCGCGCGCATTGCCGAGGCGCGACCAAATGAAAAAGACGAAGAGCTGCCGACTTATTGGCACCAAATGATTGTCGGCGGATTGCAGCCGCTCGGCAATCCGGCGGATGCGCAGTCGCAAGCAGGCAACACGCAGGCGGCGGGGATCGTGAATGTCTTTCCCGTGCCCACGCCGTATCGACCACAGCGCAAGATCTCGCGCACGGTCCGCTTCTGCGAGCTGTGGGTGAAGGATCGCGATCGCGCCGGTGACTGGACCACACTGCAGGTCGTCTATCCGGACATCGTGATCGAAGGCGAGAACACGCGGCGCAATCTGTCACGTATTCCCGGCCGCTCCTCGTTCATCAAAGTACAAGCGCAGCCGACGCCCGGTTATCACTTCGGCCGCTCGATCATTGCCGACATCCAAATGTTACAAGATCTCTTAAACAAGAGACTTAGAGATCTGAAAGTCATGTGGGATAGAAACGTGAACGCCCCGCAGGTGCTCAGCGGCTTCACGTCAGTGACCGAGGAGATGTATTACAAAATTATTTCAGAAGGCGGGTTCATCACCGATCCGAATCCAAATGCCAAAGCGCAGAAGCTCCTCGAGCCG